GTGAATTTGTTCTAACACTAATATAATCTTTGTAGATATCAGCGAACACAAAACCTTTAGCCACTTCTTCTGGAATAATAGCAGCACCAAGTCGATTAAGTTCAACCCTCATATCATTATACTCGTCAGCAATTTTACCATAGTTGTAATTTAAATACATTCCTACAATTTGAATGTAGCCTGGTACGTTACCCTGTAGTTTAAAAATTATATGTGTCATTATAATAGTTTTTCAGTTTCAATGTTATTTGAATTATCTAATTTTAATTGATTTTTTAATGATTCTTCAATTGAGAAATTATTTGTTGTTGCTTGTGTCATCAAATGATTAATGTTTCTATCAATTGATATTGTATATGCTGATGCTAGAGATAAAACTTGTTTTTGTTGCTCTGGGTCCATCATAAGAATTGAATCTAAGTTACCAGTTCCAATTCTACCATATGAAATCATATCAAGCATAGCTTGTTTAGCCATACGAACAGTCCAATACTCATGTTCATATTTTTCTTCTAGTTCTGGATTACCAAACACATCAATTAATTTTGTGCCATCCGGAAGAATTGCTGCTTCTGTTTCCAAAAATTCTTTAATTAAATCAATAAACCCCTGCCTTTCTCTGTAAGCATCTTTAAGATTTCTTTTAAACTTTCTGATATCAACCATTTTATCAGCAATCGTTAAATCAATCATTTGTTTCCTTTTAGAATCAGTAATAAATTCTTTACTTTCCTCATCCATTTCAATCTCCAATTCAGCTTTTCTAAGAACATACTCGAGATGTTCTACAGCATCTTCTCTACCTCTTAATTCTAATAACCATTGTTTTAACTTAGCATACGCTGTTATTTGTGCACCACCAACGAAATTATATGCTTTGTATTTCGGTAAAGCAAATGACATGCTCTCTGAAATTTGCATTATTTTTTCATCGAATGGGTTTGTAATAAAATTAGATCTATCATACTTGTAACCTTCCATAAATAAAATTGTTTTTATTAAATATAAGTAAAAAAATTCAAATTATCAACTATTGTCTCCAACCACAGTGTCCTGAAGATGTTCCAGCATTAACAGCAGGATTCAAACCAGTAACACTAGAGCTACCAGTGTCAGCAGCATAATAGAACTTCCAACTAACATTATTTTGCGCCCCATCATAACAACCCAACATATACTGCCAATCTTGTCCCAACGTAAAGTTTTCTTCACCACAGTTAGGATGAGGTTTAGATACATTCCCAATATTAGTATCGTTAGCATTGCTCCATCTTCTTAAATTATATCCTCCATTGTAACTTCCCTCATTACCACAATATCCCTTTCCATGTTTGGAACTAATACCTTTTTGTTGTGCATGCGCACCCCATTGAGTAGATGATGTTGGGGTTTCATTTGAAAAATTAAATTTGATTCCCGCACTGGATGTCCAAGCGTAACCGAAGTTTTCATCGAAAAATGCGCCCCCACCATCGGAACCGTTAATTGATGTTACACCAAATCCACTTACATAACTTTCATTTGTGAGATTAAATTTCTCTATTGTGCTCGATCCTCCCGAAATTAGATAAGCCATTTCACTTTCTTTTTGCATGGTTGCAACGTCACTTCTAGCAATACCCGTATTGAATTTTGTTTGGTGTGCATAATTTGTATCTGTCATCATATTAATTGCTGATGTCCTTGTACCATGGACGCTATCAGGTCCCTTCCATGCGCCATCATCATTAACCGACCATTGGAAGAAAATATTTTTACTACAAGCGCCAGATGTATATGATATAGGGTAATCTAATAATTCACCAATATGTGTTGTTTGGTCAATAAGATTTACTGTTTTATGTACATTTTTCCATGGGGAAGCATCCTTATACCCACCAGCTAAATAAGAATAATTAATCACTTGTCTGTATCTAAAAGCTGTTGGTTGTGTTTCTTGGGCGGCTATTCTTTCCCATCCATCATCAATATTTGAAACACCAGTGTAAAGCATTAGATAACTACTTCCGCTAGTTGATGTTTCAAGGTATAATGAACCTGATCGAGGGCTCGATGGTCTATTTGCTCTAGTACCTCTAGGAGGTCTATTAACAACTCTATCTGATCTTAAACTACCGCTTACTTCTAAATTCTCGTATATCATTTTATAAATTCATTTTATGATCTCCAACCACAATGACCTGATGAAGTCCCTGAATTAACACCTGGCGCTAAACCACTTACACTAGTGGTTCCAGTATCAGTTGTGTAAGAAAACTTCCAACTTGTATTATTTTGCGCACCATCATAATTTCCTAACATATATTGATGATCTTGCCCCATGGTAAAATTTTCTTCTCCACAGTTAGGGTGAGGTTTTGCAACGTTACCAATGTTGGTATCATTCGCGTTGCTCCATCTTCTTAGATTGTAACCTCCGGAATAACTTCCTTCATTACCAGCATATCCTTTACCAACTTTAGAACTAATCCCTTTTTGTTGTGAATGTGCTCCCCACATTCCAGTTGATGTAAATGTTTCAGAAGCAAAACTAAATTTTATTCCAGCTGCGGACGTCCACCCGTAACCAAAATTTTCGTCAGAAAATGCCGAACCACCATCAGAACCATCAATTGTTGTTAAGTTGAATCCAGTCATTATCGTTTCATTACTTAAATCGAACTTCTCAACAGTCGAACTACCACCAGTAAACATATATGCGAATTCTGTTTCTTTATGCATTGTACCTAGATCACTCCTATTAGATGTAATATTAAATCTGGTAGTATGGGCATAATTTGTATCATTCGCCATATTAACCGCCGATGTTCTACTACTATGTACATCTCCAGGACCTTTGAATGTGCCATCAGTATTAACCGACCACACAAAGAAAATATATCTACTACAAGCTCCCGATGTATAAGATGCTGGATAATCCAATAACTCACCAATGTGTGATGTTTGGTCTGTGGAATTTATTGTTTTATGTACGTTTTTCCATGGAGAAGAATTCTTATATCCACCAGCAAGATATGAAACAGCAATAATTTGTCTAAACTTAAAACCAACATTAGAATTAACTTGTGAGGAAACTCTAACCCAACCATCGTCACCATTGTTTAGTCCAGTATAAACCATAAGGAAACTACCACTAGCCGCTTCTTCAAGATATAAAGATCCTGTGACAGGACTTGATGGTCTACTACCTCTTGACCCTCTTGGTGGTTTTGATACACCTTGAACTCTTAAAGACCCACTAATTTCTAAATTATCGTGACGCATATTTTATAAATACTATTTTTAATTTCTCCAACCACAATGGCCTGATGATGTCCCACCATTAACACCTGGTGCTAATCCAGAAGGATTAACAACACCTGTATCTGTTGCGTAAACAAATTTCCAACTTGTGTTATTTTGTAACCCATCATAGTTTCCTAACATATATTGGTGGTCTTGTCCCATAGTAAAGTTTTCTTCCCCACAGTTTCCATGTGGCTTTGCTACGTTACCAATATTTGTTTCATTAAAAACATTCCATCTTCTTAAATTATAACCACCATTATAATTCCCCTCATTTCCAGCATATCCTTTACCCCATTTGGAACTAATACCTTTTTGTTGACCGCTAGCACCCCACTGTTGGTTATTTGTAAATGTGTCTGTTGCAAAATATAATTTGTTACCACTTTCCGACCCGTAACCATATCCATAATTTTCGTCTGAAAATCCAGAAGCACCTAATGAACTGGTAATAGATGTTTTTAATGTTAAGTATGGTTGCATATTAGGATAATACACACTATACATAACTTCATTAGTTAAATTAAATTTCTCAACTGTTGCAACACCACCACCAAATACCCAAGCAAATTCTGTCTCTTGAAAAAGGGTACCTAAATCATCTCTAGCATTTGCTAAATCCCATTTAGACTGATGTGCATATGCTGTTTCATTAACCATATGAACACCTGTTGTCCATGTTGAATGTATTTGTGTTGCCGATTTCCATGCACCATCCGTATTAGTTGACCAAACAAATAATATAGATTTACTACAAGCTCCGGATGTATACGATGCTGGATAATCCATTAATTCACCTAAGTGAACTGTTTGATCTGTCGCGTTAGTTGTTCTATGAACATTTTTCCAAGGAGAAGAATCTTTATAACCGCCAGCCAAGTATGAAAAGTTAATAATTTGTCTATATAAAAAACCAATTCTATCCGTGTTTTGTGAACCAACTGGTTCCCATCCATCATCTCTATTAGATACTGCGGTATATGTTACAACAAAACTTCCACTATCAGATTCTTCAAGATAAAGAGACCCAATTTCTGGGCTTCCTGGTCTATTGGCTCTGGGTCCTCTGGGTATAATATATTGTCCACTAACATCTAATGAGCCACTAACAATTACATTTTCTCTTAACATACTTTAATATACGTATTTTATCCGGTAACAACAAGTCTACCTGTTCTATTTGCTGCAAAAGTTACTGTAACTGTTGTAGATGTTATGAACAGGTA